GCGCCGCATTTTACTGCGATTTGGTGTATTTTTTCGCGTCGTCAACACGACAATTATCATTGATGATCCCATCGCACTTTTCCGGTTTTTCAAACAATTTCGCGTGCCGGGCGTTGCGGTTGCTTCCGTTCTTCCTCCGTTGAATTATACCGACGACTGGTATTTTTTCGATCCCATCGTTAGCATAACTCAACAACCGTCAACGCTTACATATGCTATTCAAGTGCACGAGCATCACGTATATTTGTCGGATTTTGTGGTTTCGCATAATTCACTTTTCGTTGAAGATCGTATTTTGTGCGATATTTTTCAGCACGAAACGCGACTGCCGGACACGAAAGAGGTTCTATTGTTGGCTAATAACGAGGCGCAGGTTGAACCGATCATGAAACGATTGTATGATCGGTTGCGTGCGTCTCCATTATTGCGCCAATATGTTCACAATATTAATCGTTCCGATGGCGTTTTTGATTTTCGGTTTCCAACGGGCGAACAAGTGCTATTGCGTGTTCGGAGTACCGGTATCGGAAATAATCAATTAGTCGGGTTGCATGTTGGCAAAATGTACGTTGACGAGGCGCAATTGTTTTCGGAAGAGAGCTGGCAACAGGCTGCACCAGCATTAAACGATTGGGAGCAAAGTGCGCAAGTATTTGTCACGGGCGTACCCAACGGTATGCGCAATTCATTATTGTATTTTGCAAGTAAACCATCATCAGGATTTAAAGAATATCATATTCCGGCCCCGAATAATCCATTTTACACCATCGAACAGGATGAATTGAACAAAAAACGTTATGGAGGGGAACAATCCGATGCGTATCAACAGTTAGTCTTGGGCAACCACGGCCAAGCGGTGCACGTATTGTTGCATCGCGAACAAATTCAAACGAAACCGATTGACTACACGCCATCGATCTACACTGAACGAGAACTAAAAATTGGCGAACCTTTCTATTCCGTGATCGAACGCCCGTCGTTACCGTACCAACTCATCGCGTTTGGTATAGATTGCGGGTTTGTCGATCCGACCGTTATCATTATCCTTGGCAAAAACACAGATCAACCGTGGCAAATTGCGCATAAAGTGGTTTTGAAACGTGTAGATTTCGACACGCAAGTAAAAATTATAGATTGGTTGGCGACAAGTTACAAACCAACGCTTATTGCGATTGACACCAGTACCGGCGGGGGCGGGTTGCATATTGTGCATACTCTGCAACACAACGAGAATTATGATCGCAACTACTACCGCTCCGTCATTCATAGCGTGCAATTTCACGGCAAGATGGGGGTTGGATACGACGCACAGGGCGAAGAGATCACGGATTACGTCAAGTCTGTGGGTGCAGCGACGCTCGTGCAAATGGTTTCAGATGGAATGATTGTATTCCCAGAAGTTGATCAGGAACTTATTTCGGAGATTGAACGCATTACGCGGGTTGTTTCACGCGGTGGATCGTCGTCGTATTTCATTCTGTCCGAGCAAGGGCATGGTCAATCGCCGAACGATCACCAGTTCGCCGCACTAATCTGTTTCGCGGTTGCAATCAAGAGCCAAGCGACGCAACGCATTCGCCGCCGACTTGCGCTGCCGAAGGGATTGCATCAATCGCACAAATAGATCAATTATACAACACTCACGGAGAGACCGATGAGCCAACTACCGAACGCACGTTCATATTCCCAAACGCTTGACACGTCGCAGGGACATCCGCTTGCTGGGTTTCGCGGGTTTCGCTCCGGCTCGACTGCGTTATCTTCGGCTGACTATCGCGCAATTATCCGCGCAACCCGCTACTATTATCGCGTTGATCCTATCATTTCGACCGTTGTTACGCGATTAGCCGAAATTGCAACCACGGAATTGCGCGTTTCACGAGAATTACTGCGAGGTTATGATCTTTCGGACGAACATTTTGCCTTCTTTCGTGCGGTTGCCAAAACGCTGCAACCATCAATCTTTCACATTATTTTGTCATATTTGATTGACGGCATGGCGGTGCCGCAGTATGAACTAACGCGGATGATGGGAAACCGGATCGCGGGCAATTCTGGTGAACTTGGCCGAACCCGCTATCTCGTACCGTCGTCGATTTGGGTGCGGGACGCAATGAACATTGTGTTGCAGCCGAATGTCATCGGCGGCGAACCGTTGGTCTTTGTGCAAATCTCACAAAGCGACATCCATTTCGTACTTTCGGGCGGGATGTATCCTGATGGTACGAAAGACCCGAAAACGTTTCAATTGTTGACTAGTCAGTTTCCTGATTATGTGAAACGCATTAAAGCGAGCGAGACATTGTTTCGGCTTGAGACGCCGGTGATCTTTCGCAATCTGCTACCTGCGTATCTCTATCCGCAACCGTACATCGAACCGGCGTTGGAAGCGTTACAACGCAAACACTTGATGCATCGCGTGGATCGCGCTATTGCCGCTCGCACAATTGAAGCATTTCGCCACATTAAAGTGGGAAATGATAAGTTTCCGGCAGATGACCAAGCAATTGAAGCGACATAACAGGCGCTTCATCAAAGTTCTGATGGCGTGTTATTTAATCTTTTCACCAATCATACTGTAGATATTTCGTGGATCGTTCCTCCGTTTAGTGAGTTAATCGATAATAAAAAATACGAAAGCGTTATTCAAGACATCTTTTTTGCATTAGGCTTCCCGCGCATTCTTGCCGTTGGCGAGACGCAGCGCAGCAATTCTGCAGATAATCAAGTTGCGGCGTTAGGGATTTTGTCAGCGATCCGGCACATTCATCGAGATGTGCTCCGGTGGGTCGAAGCGGTATTTCGCGATGTCGCAGAAGCCAACGGGGTGGTGTCGATCCCGCAACCGCTCTTTGCGCCGGTCGTTACCGCCGATGTCACGCAATTGCTTCAATACGCAACTAATTTGCTGGATCGCGGCGTGCTTTCAAAAGATACGGTTGCGCGGTTGTACGGGTCTGATTTTGAATATGAATACAACCAACAAGCGCGGGAGGCGTCGTTTGTACCTTTTGCACAATCTGCGCCGGTTATGCAATCTTCACAATCCATTCCGATACCGTCAGAGCTGGCGGCTGAATAACAGCAGGTGCATGTATGCAATCGTTACCGCCTGAAGTCTTCACCGCGATCATCACCGCGATTTCGTCAATTGCAACGGCGGTGTTTGGGATAATCGCGGTGCGGTTGAAAGAACGAAATGTTGCGCAACAAACGCTATTGAGCGCGTCGTATAAACGCATTGCGGAATTAGAAGAAAAACTTGAAAAAGCGTGGGATCGCACTGTATTTGCGCAAGATCAAGCCGCGAAAATTAGAGAAGAAACTGCGGCATACTATCAACAACGTGTATCGCAATTACGCGAAGAGTTATATCAGCAACTCGAATTGATGAGTAAGCGCGTATCAGAATGGCAAGAAAAATACTATACGCTAAAGAATGAGTACGATGAATTGCAACAACGACACGAGGAATTGGAAACGAAGGTGGCGAAGATGCAACGCACGTTGGAGGCGTTAGGGATTTCGATTAGCGATATTTCGCAGTTATAACCGAGAAATGTTCACAAATGTGCAATATCTATACGCAATTAGTTGCATGCGCAACTACACTTGTACCTTTTGTACAATTGTGCTATACTCACAAATACTTCGTAGCCTCGCTTTGATATAGGTGACTATTATGGAGTCGCCGCGTGAATTACTGGATGACCAGCCGACCGAACCATTACCCGTTATCGCTCGCATTGAGCGACACGCGCTGCCAGCGTTTGTCTGGTGGGTAGGCGGGGGATTAGTGTTGTCGTTTATGACATTCGTTGCGCAAGAAACTATGTATCTTCTTGCGCTGTGGGGCATGCTAGGGTTTGTGGTTGCGTTAACGTTGCTCGTTATCGCTGTGTATCGCGTCTACACCGAACTACTGCAATTGTACACTGATGTTCAAGAGATGCTTCATAGCATTGCGCAAGCA